CGATAAAATGAGTTACGATTTTTCCAATTTATGGATTGAAAAATTTCGGCCCAGGGCGCTTAACGATTTTATCTGTACACCTTTTATTAAGGAATCGCTTTTATCCTTTAAAAGTAAAGAAGAAATTCCTAACTTATTGTTTACCGGTGCCGCTGGTATTGGAAAAACTTCTGTAGCTAAGATTATTGTAAACGATATTCTCGAATGTCAATATCTTTATATTAATGCATCTGACGAAAACGGAATTGATACTATTAGACACAAAGTAATAAACTTCGCTCAGACTATGAGCATCGATGGTAAGATTAAAGTAATTATTCTCGATGAGTGCGATGGGCTGTCTATTGACGCTCAGCGTGCATTAAGAAATACAATGGAGGAGTTCGCCGGTATTACACGATTTATACTTACCGCAAATTACAAATACAAGATTATTCCAGCGCTTCAAAGTCGCTGTCAGAGCTTTGATTTGACACCCCCTCTTGACTTAGCTGTGAAGAGGTGTGCGAGTATTTTAAAGCAGGAAAATATTATAGTACCTGATGATCAGAAAATAAAGCTCGTCGAGTTTATTAAAGGTACATATCCCGATCTTCGTAAATGTATTAACGAGATACAGAAGTTCTCATCTTCTGGTACACTCACGTTAACTGATACAAAGAATAATAAGGTGCTTGAGCTTATCTTTAGAGAGATAAAGAAAAAGAATGTTGAAACCCTTCGCAAAGCTTTAATTGAAAGCGAACATACATTCAACTCTGATTATACATCATTACTTCGTAATCTATTTAATTATATTGATGAAACAGAAACAAGTGCTGATTTAAAACGCTTTTATCTTCTCACGCTTTCAGAATATCTTTATAGAGATTCCTTTGTTGTGGATAAGGAGATTAATTGTTATGCTTGCTTAATTCAATTATCTGAAATTAAGCTTTAGGAAGATACTTTGCTGTATAAGTAGCAGGGTCTTTTGCATTAGCATTAGGTAATGCGGGTATAGCGGTATTAACGTTTTTAAGTTTAGATTCTGTAGGAGCTAATTTTTTATTACCGAGATCAGCTGTACGGGTACGAGCTGGAGAATAAAAAGGAACTTCTTCAGCTTCATCTTTTACCTCTACAGGTTTGATCTTAATCTTATTGTCGTATTTATTTCTATCAGGTACTTCTTCAAGACCCGGAACCGTGTCGATCTTATCGATCATTCCGACGTGTACAATAGCAGTTTTATACATTCTACCACCGCCCTCGTCAAGACCGATCTCAACTGTAAAGTCAGGACCTGTGTTATCAGTATTACCGACACCCATCACTGATGGATACTTGTTAATAACGTTTGTCACTCTAAGGGTACTACCGTCCTTTAGAAGATCTTCAATATTCTTAATGACATCATCAGCCTGGGTTTTAATGAAATCATGCTTTAAAGCATCAGCTTCAAGCTTTACAATATCACCCTGAAGAAACCCACCGTGGTTATAACGGGTTAACCAACTTTCATAGAGTCTTAAGAAACGCTTTTTCATGTAATATTATTTATTGTCTAAGGTGCAATAAACCAATCATTGAAACCTTTTTAACCATATAAATATATATGTGGCGTCAATTAAATTAAATTCATTAATACAGAAACCCATAAAATCAAACGCAGGATTCACGTATAATGATCTGCACCTCGATTTTACGCCTATTTATTATAGTCCTCCCTTCGGTGCATTTACACAACACAACGAACTACTCCATCCGCGAGAAATTGTTGATGTTGTTGCAGATTACGACTTAGGTGCTATCGCAAATTCTCTTAAGAATTTGTTTATAACAATACCAGGTCAAAAAATTCTCAATCCTTTATTTGGTTTAAATTTAATGCAATACGTTTTCGAAGCTTGTAATGAGGAAATGGCAGGTGTTATTGGTAATGAAATAGTAAGTGGAATTACAACGTTTGAACCGAGAGTATCGTTAACTAACGTCAACGTCATTGCGCAACCCGACGACGGGCAGTATAATATTACAATTTCTTTTACTGTACCAGCTATCGGTACCGCTAGCTTCTCCCTAAACGGTTTATTAAGTACTTCAGGGTTTGTTTACACATCAACAATACAATATTAATTATGACATCACCTAATAATAATCAGTTTAACGACTTCAATCTACCAATAAACGGCTATGCAGCATTTGATGCATTAAGCTTAAAAAATCTTATTATCGCAAGGCTTAATTCAACCAATGCATATACAGATCAACGCTATGAGGGTAGCAACTTATCATCTATTATTGATATTATCTCTTATGCCTATCACGTTTTACTTTTCTATCTAAACAGAACAAGTGCTGAGAGTACATTTACTACAGCTGAGCTCTATGAAAACGTAAACAAAATCGTTAAACTCATTGGATATAATCCAATTGGATATCAAACATCAATTCTTCCATTTAAAGCAACCGCAAATACAAACCTTGCAAACGGTACATATACTATTCCTCGCTATTCGTATTTTAATATTGGTAATATAAATTACTGCTTTAATTCCGACGCTACTTTTACCGCAAATAACACAACAGGCGCACCGATAGCGTTAACCGATTTACAAGATAATACACTTCTATATCAAGGTACATACACAGAATATCCTACATATTTTGCAACTGGTGCCCCTTTCGAAGTACTAACTCTTACCGTTGTCGACACAAGTAATCAAAATATTATTATTGATCACTTTAATATTGATGTTTATGTTAAGGATAGTCTAGATCCAAATGCTAAATGGACACACTGGATACCCACGCAATCTTTATTTCTCGAGCAATCCAATGCAACAAAATACGAAATACGCTTAAACGAAAACGGACGATATGAAATTAAATTTGGCAATAATATTACCGGTCGACAATTAAATCCTAGTACTCAAGTCGCGGTGTATTATCTTCAATCAAATGGTATAAGAGGTCAAATTGGCCCGAATACGTTGAATAGTAATCAGCTCTTTTATTACAACACAGCGAGATTTAATAATATTAAAAACGACGTTATACCCGTTAATATTTTACCAAACATTATTAATTCACAGCAATCGGCTAATATTACGTTTATTAATAGTGACCCTTCAACGAATTTTGTTGCCGCAGAAAACGCCGCAAGTATAAAAATAAACGCACCAAACACTTTTAGAAGTCAGTATAGACTCATTACACCTGACGATTTCACTAACTACATTAATAAAAATTACAGTAATATCATCGTATCCACACAAGTTGTTAATAATTGGGAATATATTTCCGGTCATTTAAAATATTACTTTGATCTCGGTGTAACAACACCAAACGTGCAATCACGTGTATTGTATAATCAAGTTAAGTTTGCCGACGCGACTAATTTTAATAACGTTTACATCTACGCGGTACCGAAGCTTACAAAAATATCATCCGCATCGACGAGAGTCAATTATCTCAACAATGCGCAAAAACAGCTTATTATAAATGACCTTAAAGGTGTTAAGCTCACTACAGCAGAGATTATTGTTAACGACCCGGTCTATGTTGAAGTGACTCTTGGTGTTAATACCCCTGACGCGCCCCCCACTCCATCGATTAGTAATAATACTCGACTTGTTATTACCCGTGAAATTACATCCAATACGACCGTCGCGTCTATCCAAAATCAAATAACAAATATTTTTCAAAATTATTTCTCTACAACCAGCAATAACCTTGGACTTTTTATTGATATTAATAGCGGATTAACAAATCAAATTTTAGCTATTAACGGAGTAACAAGTGTAAAGACGCAATATACAGATGCTAACGGTACGCTTCACTCAGTCCCCGGTGTCAGTTTATTAATCTATAACCCGGTTTATCCATACGATGATATCCATGTATATACCCAAAGCGTTCCTTTACCATATTATAAATTTCCGTATTTAAAAGACGCCTATAATTTCAGCCAATATATTAGCGTTGTAACCCCTTCTATCCAGTCACTGACTAACCAATTCTAATGTCAACTAGTCTTAATTATACATATCTATATTTTGATATAATTGACTACACAAATAGTAATGTACTGTCAACTTTTACTCTTGACAATACACCACTCACATTTATACCCGATCTCACAACATCGGGCATTCTTTCTGGAGCACAAAATATTTCAAATAAAACTCTTCGCTGGGATTTTGGTGACGGTTCATTTTCAACTGACTTGAAACCTACGCACAACTATCAATGGCCAGGTGAATATAATGTCACGTTAACAGTATATGATGGAAGCGGAAATGCATATGATAGTACATTTACTGCTACTGTTGAGGTTTATAATTTTATCGCCAATGAAATTGCTTTCAAGGACTATAAGAGCCTGATCTACGATATACCTGTCGGTAAATTAATTGACCCTCTTACTATTAATGTGTATTTTAGCTGGCAGAGCTATCAGGCTCTTAGCGCATCTGGATACACAATTAACCTATATGCTTCCGGAGCTCGAGGTGGTTATAATTATGTAGCTCAAGAGCAAAAAGACAAGTGGTCACATCTTAGAAGTTTAAGTCGTTTTTACACCCTATCCACTATCAACGGATATCAAGAATACGTTACAGTGGAGAATATTCAACCCACTATAACACCAATTTACGTTAATATACAGAACAATCAATTACAATTATGTAAATCAACAGACCCAGGAAGTGTTTTCGCTGGTACAACAGGTTCATGTCAATTTTGGTATACAGACGATAAACCTGGAAACCTTCTTACCGATGCATCACCAATTATAATCTTTGCTTCTGTCGATAACTCTAAATTTAAAGATGCATTCACACAAAGAACTAATGCATACAACTACATTAATTACTTACCCTATAGCTATCAAAATATCGATCAGGCAGTTTTTTCAAGTATTAAAACGCGCTATAACCCTGCTAATTATCTTTCAATTACAACAACAGGTATTGATGAAGAAGGTAAATTAATTAATGAAAATTTATCGAATTTTGATATACCATATGTTAGCTGGCAAAATACACAAATTCCCTACGTTATAAAATTTAAAGATATTGACGGATATACAACAAAAAATTATCCACCCCTATCTTCATCAACTGTTCAAAATTCAACCATCACACCACAGCCACTCTATGACGTACAAACA